GATTGAGGTAGACACCATAGTGACCTACAACGGCAAAACGTGGCAATGCACCGAGCAGCACATCAAGTCCACCGTCTACAAGCCCAAGGCGGGCAGTACCAAGTGGACGGAGATCGCAAGTTAGCGGGGTGATTATGTGTCAATTATGAAAATCAAAGATGCCGTTACCGGCGACTGGCAAGAAGTAATAGCGCTTCAGGGACCACCCGGAATCTTTACTCGTAATACTTATACGGAAAGCCCAACTACCATAACATTAGCCGATGCCAACGAGTATTATCTTACCAATGTTTCTAATATAGAATTTTTGTGGCCGTCCAACCAATATTTTGAGTGTTGGGTCACATTAACCCTATCCAATGAGGCCGATCATATCATTGCCTTTCCAGAAGATATGCGTCAAATTGGTGATACGCCTAATTGGAATACTCCGGGTGCAACTTTTGAAATCTCCATTAAAGATAAAATTGCGATATTTAAGAAAGTAGTTGAACCTAACGTTGCAACTTAAAGGCATTAACTTATGGATAGACGTTTTTTTAAACAACGTAGAATGTTATTGCTCCCAAGTGTAAATTTAACTATCACATTAACCGGCACATGGGATAATTCTGGAACATTTGGCGAACGTTATGTGAAGATTAACAACGAGATAATTACCGAAAACGGAGTTTATACCGTTTGGGAAGGTGATATTGTAATTTTGCATACAAAGATAAGCCCCATCATGGGCGGAAGCGAGAATTACGGTATATTTGTGAATAACAAGTGCGTGAGGACAGCGGCAAACTGCGTAAATCACGGCCCGGACTATGGATATACCGTCACGCAAAACTGTACGATAAATGGTCAGGGCAATGTACACGCAAGGGGCGGCTATGCCAGGATAGACGTCACGACTTAATATCAATGTTTTTATGAATGTAAGAAAGGAATTCAAATGAAGAAAATTGTAGCAATAATTGTAACTCTGATGATGATACTTGCGATGAGCTGTGCGTTTGCTTTCGATTGGAGCAATGTCACTGTGCAGTCTTCGGGTTGCGACAAATACAATGTTGTGCTGTACAAGCTGGAACGTGTTGAGGGAATCAATGGCGACTTCTTCCGCATAGCAACTAATAGCACCGCTAAGATTGGTGATACCGTATACTTTGGCGGCTATGCTGTGGGCGAGAACTCTGTGCAGGCGTTTGCCAATGCGTTTCTAATGGAGGACTATAAGCTGATTGATCTGGCTCGTATAACTGAGGTCACTACTACCCAGTTCGAGGAGGATGCCGTTGGTGGTATCACTACCCCCATTTTCTCTGCTAAAGTTATCGGCAATGACCCCACCGTTAAGGTTGTGCTAAAGTCCGGCAATGATGTAACCGAATGTACTTATAAGGGCCAGCAGATTGTTGCTTCTGCCGACGCTACGCAGGTTAAGTTAGGCGATTTTACTTTTGTCCGCAATCTGGCTAATGGCATGGTCAGCGAAGTGTATTACGATCAGAACAAACTGGACAAAGCTCTGATGACTGCCGCCGACTATGAGAAGGCAATAGCGGCTCTTAGCGTACTGAATATTACCATAACTGATGTTGAGAATCTGACAATTTGCATGAGCAACGATAATATCATTAAGAATTTTGGTAATTATTGCGAAACCACCAAGTCTATCTGCTGGGGTGCGAAGTGCAAGGTAGAAATCGCTACTATGGAGATTCCTAAGACTGGTGATATGCCCTTGTGGGTAGAGATACTGAACTTCCTCGGTATCGAACTGTAAGTTATCGAATAATCGGGCGGGTGTCTTGTGAGATGCCCGCCTTTTATTTTGCCGCAAAGGAGGTTCCTGTGAACGCGAAAGTATACAATCAAACGATGCGTAATGCGTTTCACGCCAAGGGCTATAAGGGCAAACATATCATTTTTGCCGTTATAGACAGCGGTGTAAATCCTGTGGGCTGGCTCAAGGGAAAGGTACGGTATTCATCCCTATTCCCCGCCACAGACACAAACGGACATGGCACATTTGTGGCTGGGCAGCTCATTGAATGGTGTCCCGAAGCTGCTGTGCTGTCTTACAACGTATTGCCTAATGGCACTGGCAAAGTGTCTGACACCAATGCCGCTTTAGCCGACATTCTGAAACGTGTTAAGGCTGACACCTCACATCAATATATAGTCAATATGTCTTTGGGCGGTGGCGGCAGTGCCGTCAGTCCGTCCATTGTGCAACAGGGCAAACTCATCTCCCAACTTGTTGATGAAAATGTGCCGGTGTGTGTGTCGGCTGGCAATGACGGCAAGGAAGCGAAGTTGGATGTTTGGCCGAGTTGTTTTCACGACCCTGTGTGTGTCGCCGCTATCAACGACAATGGCGCAAAAGCCAATTTCAGTACATGGCACAACGAGATGGATGTTGCCGATGCTGGCGTATCTATTAAGGGATTAAGCTACACTGGTGCGTCTGGCGTATATATGTCCGGTACTTCTATGTCTGCGCCTAATGTGGCAGGCAAGATCGGTTTGATTATGAGCAAATATTATACCGACAATGGAGATTGGCCTTCGGAGCCTGCGGTGTATGACACGCTCAAGAATAACTGCATTGACCTTTACAAAAAGGGCTACGACCCCTATACCGGTTATGGTTTTGTTTATATGGATGGCTCAGTGGGTGTGCAAGCAACATACGGCATTTGCGCCAAGACGACTGGCAATGTGCGGCTTCGCCAAGGGGCAAGCACTCTTACCGCTTCTCTGGCGGTTGTGCCTAAAGGTACACCCATTATTATTTGCGCCCATAATGCAAGCTGGCACAAATGCACGGCGTTTATCGGTGGCAAATGTGTAGTCGGATATATGAGTACCAAATATGTGAAGGAGGTGAAATAAGTGTACGACGTAACGAAGTTTATAGAATTTGCTTTGAGCCATGCCAAACGTGCGTCTGTGCCGGAAGGGGCTAAACTGCTTGTGCCGCTTAATAAGGTAGGCGTTGCCGGTGAATGGGAATACCTCTTTGGCACTACTGGCATTGTTTGCACTCAGTCAAAACTCGACCAGAAGTGGCGCACATATTACAAGCCTAATGGTTGGACGCTGGCTAACTATAAGGCAGCTACTAAGAATTGGGTGGCCGAAAAGCGTATTGTGTGTGACTGTCAGGGTTTGTGCGACTATTTTCTTAAAAATGACACCAACGCTAAAGGCAACTACGCTCGATATTGCACCGCCAAAGGTTCCACTAAGACTATTACACGCAAATACGTTATTGGCGAAGCGGTCTTTAAGGGTTCTGCTCCCGGCTCCATTACCCATGTAGGTTGGATATGCGGCTTTATGCCTAATGGTGAACCGCTGGTTGTTGAGGAAAAGGGGCTTAAATATGGTTGTGTAGTTACTCGCCTGTCTCAAACTGCATGGACTTATCGTGGCTTAATGACTAAGAAGTTTAAATACGAGAATGTGCCGAGTGAATCGGCCACGCCCTCCATGCCTGTTAAGGACACCACTTATCACGGTCAGATTATGGGTAATGTTTATCTCCGTACTGCTCCCAGCGTCACTTCCTCAAAAGTGATGGTGCTGCGTAAGGGCATGAAGGTTCTGGCTACTCCTTACAATAACGAATGGGCGCAGGTAGCAACGTATGTGAATGGTATATCCCGTACTGGCTACGCCTCGATGAAGTATATAAAAGAGTTATGAAAATTCCACGACTAAATCAAAGATTTGCTACCAAGTGCCTGATATTTATTGCCATTTTCCTATGTGTTTTTACTGTGCTACAATATGCCAGCTTTATGATTACCGGCATGGAACAGACACAACTTATTGAGTCTGTCTTTACGGTGATCGGCTTAGAGTGCGGCTGTCTGATACTCAAACGTATATGCGATGTGGTATTTAAGAAAAAGAAAACGCAGGATGAAGTGCCTGAATTTGAGGATTTCCCCGATATGAACGATGACGGTGAGGATATAGCCGGTTAGAAAGGAATGTTATGAGTATAGATTGGACTACTATTATTGCGACAGCGCTGGAATCGCTAATACCCCTTATAATGACTGTGCTGTTTTATCTGGCACTGCGCTGGCTGAAAAGCAGGGGCGCAACCAGCGACCAGATACAGTTAGCTACTGAGGCTTGGAAGATATTCCAGAGCTGTGTGCTAAGTGTAAATCAGACCTTTGTTGACGTGCTAAAGGAACAGGGCGCGTTCGATGAGCACGCACAGGAGCTTGCCCGTATTAAGTGCAAGGAACAGTTTGAGCTACTTATTTCTGAGGAAATGAAGCTGGCTATCAATGCGCTGTACGGTTCTCTTGACGCATGGATAGATGCCAACCGTGAGGCAATGGTTTGGCAGGCAAAGCAGGATAAGAAAACTGCATAATGAGAGGAGGTCTGTATGGCCGAACAATTATCCATAGCTATATATAGCGGCATTGGTGTGGCCGCTGTAGTAGCTATTAAAGAAGTCATTATGTGGTGTTTAAACCGCAAGGCCCACAAAGAAGATGCGGAAGCGCAGTCTGCGAGTGACACTCTGGAAAACAAGCTGGACCAACTGCAAACAAATGTTACGACACTGACCACTACCATGGTCGCGTTTGGCGAAGCACAGAAACGGCAAGACGCAGGGCTAATAGAGATGTTGTCCTGCAATATTGACCACTTATGCGATAAATACATTCTACGCAATGGCGTGCGCGTGTCAGAATTGGCGGCGTTAGAGCGTATGTATGAAGCGTATCATAGGTTAGGTGGCAACGGATACTTAACTCATCTGATGGAACGTGTGCGGACACTGCCCATAATCTCCTAAATACAAATAGGGAACCTACTGGCCCAAAAGGCTGGTAAGTTCCCTATTTTTTACTCAATATGCTAAGGTTTATGCACACTAAATAAGCATTAACATAGTAAGCGATGACGTGTCAGGTCTGCCAATCTGAGTCGATGGTATCGATATCCCACTGCCAGACCTCATAGCCCATATCGCGGACGGTGGTTATAACGTTGTCGTTGTATTCGCCGTATGGGCAGCGGAATGCCTTTGTGCGGTAGCCCAGCAGCTTTTCAATGGTGTCATCGTACTTCTCCAGCTCCTTGCGGATGTCCGCTGCAGAGAGCTGGTTCATGTGCGGGTGGGTGGAGGAGTGGTTGCCCACCTCGTTGCCCCGGGCAGCGATAGCCTTTACCTTTTCCGGGTACTTATCAGCCCAGAAGCCGCAGAGGAAGAATGTGGCGTGAATGTTGTATTTATCCAGTGTGTCCAAGATGAAATCCGTTTTGTCGGCTTCCCATGCTGCATCGACAGTCAGCGCAATCTTCTTGTCGCTTCTCTCCACGCTGTAGATGGGAAGCTCGCGTTTTTTGCCGGCCAGTACCTCAAGCTCGTATTCCTCCACGTTGCGGAAGCTGTTGGCGGCTGCGGCGTTTGGGGCGAAGCTCAAAAGCAGTATTATGACGGTAATGAGCAGGAGAAGAACGACGGCGACGATTATCAGTGTTCGCTTTGTCAGAACCAATATCTTCATTTGGAAAAGACACCTCCAATTTGACGTTTTTTGTATTCAGTGGTTAAATATATGCTCAAAATACGGTATTTTTACCTCTGTAAAACTTTTTTTGAGAATTAAACGTCTATTTGGAATTTTTTATAATACGGCGCCGAATTTTTATGTCTCTTATGCCAGCTGCCACCTTTTTAAAAGTATAAAAGTGCCTTATCCGCGCCTTTGTATTATACGTATTTTTTCATATGCCTGAGCGCGTTTTTTTCAAGGCGGGATACCTGAGCCTGACTTATGCCGATCTCCTCGGCTACCTCCATCTGGGTGCGTCCCTGAAAGAAACGAAGCTTTATGATGTTTTGCTCGCGTTCGGAAAGCTTATCCATACCCCGCTCGATGGCTACGTGGGTGAGCCAGTCATCATCAGAGGTCCGGTCGTCCTTGAGCTGATCCATGACGTATATGGCATCGCCGTCGTCGTGGTATATGGGTTCAAAAAGCGATATTGGATCCTGAATTGCATCCAACGCAAAGGCCACATCTTCTTCTTTAACATCCATTGCCTTTGCTATGTCGCAGATATGAGGCTCCTGCCCGGATTCATCCATGAGCCGGGCGCGTATTTGCAGTGCATGGTAGGCGGTATCACGTATGGAGCGGCTTACGCGAAGGCTGTTGTTGTCCCGCAA